CTACGACCTTAAGACCACCCGCGAGGACGCCACCCCCTACGGTTTCGGCCGCGAGCTGCAGCGCAACCCGGATTTCCGTCTGCAGGCCGCGTGGTACATGCACCTTTGGAAGCTCGTCTTCGGCGAGTCCCCTGCCGGCTTCCGCCTGATCGTCGTGGAAAAGGAAGCCCCCTTTGAAGGCGCCGTCTTTGAGCTCGACCAGGAGCTGATTGCCGACGGTGGTATCAAGATGCTTGAAGCCATCACCACCTACCAGAAGTGCGCCGAGTTCGACTCCTGGCCCACCTACCAGCCCGAGATCATCAAGGTCGAGCCGTGGAAGAAACCCGGCGAAGCCATCCCCCTCTCTTTCTCCTAACCTTTCCACCCACCCAGAAACATGAGCTATAACCAGCACAAGTCCGACGAGCGTCCCCCGCTCTCCACCATCACCGTCTCCGGCGTCTACACGCTGAAGATGACCAAGCCCAAGCCCGAGAAAGTCAAGACGTGGGAGGACGGCGTCAGCGCCCGCCTTTTCTTCGTCACCGCCGAAGGCCAGTGCCTGTCCAAGTCCTACGGCACCAAGTACCCCAAGCCCCTCGCCATGCTCGTCGGCAAGATGTCCGGCAACTATACCAGCGAGATCCAGCCCGGCGCCACCGCCGAGGACTTCATCAAGTACCTGGAGAAGGCCTGCAACAAGTACGTCGACGTGGCCGTGGAGGTCACCCTTGGCGACGTCTATAACGGCAACCAGCAATACAAGTACAAGCTGACCTGGGCCAAGAAAGGCGAGACCCTCAAGGCCCCCGACTCCTTCTAAGCCATGGACCTGACTCATCTCGACGCGAAACTAGATCGCATTTCTGAAATCATGCAGCTGCAGGCCCGCAAGGACTTCCTCCTGCTGACCATGTCCCCCGATAAGGTCCGTGACCAGCTCGTCCGCGAGTTCGGTGGCGAAACCGACCATTTCGGGAACGAATATATCACTTCGCATATTGTCCGTAAGGCAAACTAAGCCATGGCCTTCACTAAACACTGCGTCCTCCTCTTCGGCTACGCTCGCGCCGGCAAGGACACCTTCGCCAAGGGCCTGATCGCCGGAGCCTCCAAGCCCATCGACACGACCTCGCTGGCCGCCCCTCTCAAGGAGGCCTTGCGCATCGCCGCCCATGACGTTGGCATCGACGTCAACTACGGCCGCGAAGAGGACAAGCTGCAGGACCGCCCGCTCCTGGTTGAGTTCGGTCGGGCCATGCGCCGCCGCAACAAGGACGTATTTGCAAACGCCGTCGTTCGCAACCTAGGCATGATGATGGACGAGCACACGTACGTCATCACGGACGGTCGCTACTTCAACGAGTACAACGTCATCAAGGAGGCCTGCGACACCTACGGCATCAACCTGCACACCGTCCTAATCGTGCGCAACGGCTGGGGCCCGGCCAACGACGAGGAAAGCACCAGCATGCACGAGGTCATCAATGGCATCGCCTTTGACGAGACCGTCCACGCCACCAGCGGAGACGAGGAGGCCGTCCTGCTCGCCGGCATCCGCACCGCCAAGCTCTGGAACCTATGAGCAACCTCCTGAAGCTGGCCCACGAAGGCGACGAGCCCGCCGACCTCTATGATTTGAGCAAAAAATGGGGCATCAACATGGAGCGTCTGCAGTTCCTTGCTGCCTGCCCAAAGGACCGCTCCAAGTCCTTCATCAATAACTACGAAAAGTTCACCGGCAAGGACCGCGAGTACGCCGTGGCTTGCCGTCTGGTCTTCCGCCAGGGCTGGACCCATTACGAGGCCGCCGAGAAGCTCAATGTATCCCCGAACAAGGTCACCCGCTGGCTCAAGGCCAAGGGCATCGTCTGGCCCGACGGCTGCAAGCGCAAGGCCGCCTGGGGTGGCCCGCTCGGCGCCCAGATCCGCGAGGCCGGCAACCTGCTCGGCTCCACGAAGGCCAACGACCCCGACTCCAGCCCTATCCCTGGGAAGCCCAAGCGCATCAAGAAGGGCATCGCTGGCGAAGTGGTCATCAAGGCCCATAAGGAAGGCCTGACCATCAAGCAGGCGTCGCTGAAATACGGCATCAAGTATATCACCCTCTGGATGGCCGCCCGAAAGAATAACCTCAAGTTCCCGCAGACCGGGCGCTGGGCATGAGCGAACCTAAACGCTATTTCGCCGACTGGTCCCTAGATGCCGACGACCAGGTCGTCACGCATATGGCCGAGGATCCGCAGGGCGGCTTCGTCAAGTGGGAGGACTACGCCAGCCTCAAGGCCGAGGTCGAGCGGCTGACTCTTGAGAACGATATTCGTCAAAATAATATGAATGAGATGTTTAAAGAAATCAAAGAAGGACGAGAAGCATATCAGAGGCTTCATAATCGCTATATGATTATCGTGACCGCCAAGGGGGTGCAGTCGTGAGCAAGCACACCCATTGCCGTTGGCAGTTGGATAAAGGCTCTTGGATTTCCAACGATGTGAAGGACGAAAACCGATGCGTTTGGGTTCTTGAGAGCGATTACCTCAACATGAAGGAGTCGCTTGAAGCCGACTACGCCCGCCTCAAGGCCGAGGTCGAGCGGCTGACCAAGGCCGGGGATGCGATGGCTAAAGTCATTGATGCCGATGCTACCGCTTGGTTTGAACGAGTTGTGCGTGATTGGCACGCCGCCAAGGGGGTGCAGTCGTGAGCGATGCAACACGATTTAGCGTGAGAGCCGTCACCTTTGACGATGGAATAGCCAGCGTCATTCACTCAAGCGATGTGGACGGAGAGTATGTCCTGCACACCGACTACGCCCGCCTCAAGGCCGAGGTTGAGCGGCTTGTCGATGAAAGATGTCTACGAGGTGAAGGCATTAAACAAAACGAAATACGCATCGCCCGACTCAAGGCTAAGTTCGAAAGGCTGACCAAGGCCGGAGACGCGATGGCCGCAGACCTCATCGGAGAGTTTGGCAGCTACAACAGCGTCGATGAGTGGAACGCCGCCAAGAAGGGATGCCAGCCGTGAGCGAACCCACGCGCTTCGTCTTTGCGTCCGACTCCCACGGGGACATGGCCGACCCGGAGGCCCTCGCCTCCCTCTGGGAGTTCTGCAAGGATTACAAGCCCCACGTCCGCATCGCCGGCGGAGATCACTTCGACTTCCGCGCCTTGCGCCGTGGCGTCGGCACCTCCGACGCGGAGTCCGGCGAGTCCCTCAAAGCTGACATCGAAGCCGGGCAGGATTTCTTGCAGCGCTTCCGCCCGACCGTCTACCTCTGGGGTAACCACGAGCACCGCCTCGATAACCTGATCGCGTCGAGCTCGTCCGCCCTGGTCCGCGACTATTGCCAAGACATCAAGGACACTATCAACCGCACGGCCCGGGCCGCCGGAGCCAAGGTCATCCTTCCCTACCACGCCGACAAGGGCGTTTTCCGCCTCGGCCCCGTGGCCTTCGTCCATGGCTACGCCCACGGCGAGAACGCCACCGTCAAGCAGGGCCTTCACTACGCGGTCCACGGTGGTGGCCTAGTCCACGGCCATACCCACAACCTTTCCAGCATCGCCCTAACCCAGCACGGCAGCGGGAACGCCTTTAGCGCCGGGTGCCTATGCCAGAAGGAAGCCATGGGCTACGCGTCGCACCGCCTTGCTACAGCCCGCTGGGGCTCGGGCTTCGTGGCCGGGTGGGTCGACGGCGACGACTGGAAGGCCTGGCTGGTCCACAAGGTCGGCAAACGCTGGGTCTGGCAGACCGGCCTGCGTCATTTCACCCCGACTAATCGCAAGGCGAATCGCGACTGATTTAAAGACATGGGCCGCCAAGGAATCAGACCACGCCTCACCGACGAGACCCTCCGGGCCATCGTCTCCGAGCTCCAAAACAAAGCCGAGACACCGCCTCCTGGCTTCCTCACCCGCGACGAATGGGCCAAGCGCTGGAACCTAAAGCGCACCGCCACGGCTCGTTACCTAGACGAAGGCGTCAAGTCCGGCATCCTTGTCATTATACAGATCCGCCGCGATCTCGGCGCCTATGTGCGCCGCGTCCCGCATTGGGGCCTTGCTTCCAAGAAGGCTCGACAGAAGCCCCCCCGCTAGCCATACCCATCCCCGCAAGCCATGCAAAACCCCGACGACCTAATCGCCCGGGCAAGGAAGTACCTTGCCACCCTCCCCGACTCAATCGAAGGCCAGAAGGGCCACGACGCCCTGTTCCGTGCCGCCACCGTGCTGGCCCATGGCTTCGCCTTCGACGACCTTACCGCCATGGACCTTCTCCGCGAATATAACGCCGAGAAGTGTTCGCCCGTTTGGCCCGACAAGGACCTAGAGCGCAA